AAAGATGAAGTGCAGCTTGTGAAATTGATTAAATTGTCTTTTTGTGGTTCTTTTTCCTTAAAATCGAAACAAGAACTACCAGAGAATTTTGAAACTGACGCCTTTGACCTAATGCCCTCTTCGATGAGGACATATGCCGAAGGTAAATGTCAGGATCAGAATGATCTCGTAAGACTTTATTTTTCACTTTTACAAGCTAAAGGACTTTGCCAAGCTGTTCCAGAGACCTTCTTAAATGATGGTCTCCTGAAACATCGCTCAGGCCTTGTCCGTTGTGAGACGGATCTTATTCCTAAAGATGAAGATTTGTATAAAAAGCTCAAAGAATTTGCTTCTAAAAAGCTTGGATCGTATGTTGAAGAACATTATGATCCTTACAAATCTGTCATCCCTAACCAGAAATCTTGTTATGAGAATTCTCGTCAAAAGGGTGGAGCTCTTCAAGCAATTGCTGAAAAGAAATCCATCCTCATTGGCCAGGATCCCCTGACTCTTGATGGTAGGAATAGATCTGAACCATTCGTGATTGGACTGTTTGGTCCTCCCGCTTCAGGGAAGTCAACAATCCTTCGTGAATTGGTTCAAAGAATATCGAGGACACTATTTCCAAAATTGGGAGATGATGATCTTTATTATTCTCGCTCTTGTTCATCTAAGCATTGGGATGGTTATTGCAACCAACCTATTGCTGTTTTAGATGATTGGGGCCAGAATGTAACTGACTCATCCGATGTACAGGAATTTGCTCAACTTGTGAGCACAAACCCGTACATTCTCCCTATGGCAGAATTGTCCGAAAAAGGAACTTATTTTACGTCACCTATCATTATTGTGACGTCGAACGTTCCTTTTGGATCAGGATTTTTCTATAATGGATCTTCTTCTGTTATTGACCCTCTTGCAATTTGGCGTAGGTTTCATTACCCACTTCAAATTGCTAAGAATCAGTATGGAAGAAAGTTCACTTCGAAAATCCTAATTGACAATTATGTATGTCCGACAGAATCTTTAAGATCTAACGATAGAAAGTTCGTCCCTAACCAAAGGGAAAACTTCTATAGTCAGTTCGGAGGTTGGGTTGCACCCACCCCCGGTGATTCACTTTCTTGTGCTTCTTTACAAAGCAAAGTGAGTTTCAATCTTGAAAGAGACTGTATAGGTATTAGTCAAATTTCTAGTGAAGTATGTCAAGAAGTCCTTTCTCGACTACACTTCCATCATAGGAATTTAACTGGTGCCTGGACTCAGGAAATAGGAAATGTCCAGTTCCGTCGTTCGTATCGTGAAGATGAGATCTGTATGGATCTTCATGAGTGTACCTCCGAGCTCACGCCCGGTTTGCACACTTACTTGAAGTTTCCACTCAGTCCTCCTGATAGCTTACCACCTGTGAAGGCGGTAGCATTAGCCGAACCTTTAAAAGTTCGGATCATCACGGCCGGCGAATGTGATTTGAAAGTTCTCCAACCACTTCAAAAAGTGATGTGGCAAGGTCTATCTCATTTTCCTCAATTTTCTTTGACTCATGGCATAAAAAACCTAGAGTTAGAAGATATTGAAGAAAGGGATGAACCTGCCATTTTCACGAAGATGGAATCGGAGATCAATC